ATTCACAACCTTCAACAGCTCATTTGGTTTTTCTACACCTTCAAAAAGTTTACGACAATCGTTTTCAAAAACATAAGAAAGAGATTGTATTACTTTTATTCTATCCTTATATATAACATCTGCTTCATCTACAAGTAAATTTCCTACCCACTTTTGATTATCGTCAAGTAAGTTTGCGACAATAAAGAAAATACAATCTTCTCTGTCGTTAAACTTTCTGGCCAACTTTGCAAAGTGCCATTTGTCTTTTCTCTTATCAAAAGCATCTAAAGAAATTTTACTTTTGCCATTATACTTATGAAAGTCAAATGATTCTTGAGTAAAATGTAACTTTAAAGATTGGTATAAACAAAATACTTCATAAGGTGTCATATAGGTAAACGAGAACTTTTCACTTTCAACATATTGTTGTCCATGGCATCACACTCTATCTTCGACTTCAAATTAGCATTGATGAGTGATGCCGCCACTTCAACTTCAAGTCCTGTATCTTTACAATACTCAATAATAGCTTCGATATAATTATAGTCTGTAGTTTCAACCAAAGATTCTATTGCTTTGGAAAACTTAGACATTTCATCTTTAGTAGGCATTATCGTAGACTATGTTCAGTAATTGTTTCGTCAAAAGAAAAAGGACATCTCTGATCCCAGCATTTATGTTTTGCCATTACATCTTTAGGTAAGTAACAAACGGGACAAGTATCTGGTGACGAGACTTCAATTTTAATATCACTGAGATCAATGTTGGAAAGTATATCAATACCATCACCACCCGTAATATGATCTTGACCTAAATTATTCATACTATCAAAATTAAACTCATTGATAGAAATCTGAATCTCATCATCTTTGGTCATTTTGCCTGGATTTTTCTGAAGATCATCAGCCATATGTTTGAATACGGAAGAACTACGGAAGTCATCGATCTGATCATCGAATGTATATTCTTGGCCAAAGATTTTTATCGTATCTTCTTCATCAGCAACAATTTTGAATTTTTCAGCATCAGCACTTATTTCATATTTGCCTGTAAAGAACAAATCTGATCCACGCAAAAACTTTTCGAATTTTCGAATAGCAGTTCCAGCTTCATATGCTGTAAATTCATGTGTAACTTTTGTGCCAGATCCACGAATGGAATCTTCTTCGCAAATAAGAGTAATTTTCATTATTTCACCACCGTTTCGTAAAGTGTTTCAAATTGTTCATGTACTGCTACTTCTTCATCATAATTTTGTTTATGATAAACCTTGATCATCTTTGCGATCAACTTTTTTGGTATCTGAAGCTGTTTTGATGTATCAGCAATTGCCTCTTTAATCAAATCTTTTTCAGCATCAATTCGTACCATTGAATTTGAACATTCAGAAAGTACTTTTAAAAGTTTTTCACGATCAGCAGGATTACTGAGTGTGTTTACTGCTAGTTGTTGAACTGCCATTATATATTTCCTTTCACTATTTTTTAGATGATTCTACTACAATATTTTTAGAACTCGCAGCGTGGGCCACACATATTGTATCTTGTTGGTGGGTATATGCACAACGAACAGAAAGTGGATCTATTCCTTTAGACACAGCCTTTTCAATGTTATCTGACATAAGAATGTTTTCATTCACATTGAAGGTTGTAACAGATAGTATACCAACAACAATTATCGTCGTGATACAGATTAGAAACATTTTATCTTCCATCATGTACTCCTTTCGTTATAAAATATGTGTCTGCCTATTGTTGTCACTCTTACCAAATGATTCCAATTAGGATTCACATAATCAGCATGGTAATACAAAGAACCTCTTGACGGGTCTTTCATCATTTCAAAGTTAGCATAAACATGAACTGCTAAGTCACGGATTCTATTATACTCTTTATTATTAGTAATTGTCAATATGTTATTGCGGTACATGTAATTTGGCATGTGTTCACAATACCACGAAAATTGACAAAGACGAGAATTTCTTTGTTCTACAACTTCACATATTGAATCGGGAAAGTCTTTAGAAGAAACACGATTCAATGTAACAAAAGCTACAGCAATTTGTCCTTCTTTTGGTTCGCTTCTTGCCTCAAAGTAAATATTTTTGGCAAGACACTGAACTTCTTTTTGTGCAAACCGTGACAGATTATTAAAGTTTGTTGCGATTTCTACCTGTTGGTAATTTAATGGTCTCAGAGTCTCAATGAGAAATATGGTTGCGAACATAAGTACAAAAAGACTCAGTAGTAAACGATACATTTGGATTCTCCTTGTTAAAAGGTAGGCCGAAGCCTCTCTAGTCCATCAGGACTTTTTAGAAGGTTTTTCTAACTGAATATTGGAGACAAAAGTGTTCAAAGATTGTGCTTTGACTATCACATCTTGTTCTGATGGGTATTGTGGAAGTTCTGGCTGATTAGGAAGAGATGTTCCTGCCAGTCTGGCATTTTCAGTTGAAACTTGCCAGTTATTGTGAGACACTTCTCGTTTTGCAAAATAGTCTTGTTCAAGCATATCTTTTGCAAGTTTTAACAACTCTAAGCGTATCTCAAATGGTGTCATGTTAGACATGAGTTTCTCCTTGTGTGTTTTGTGTGTGTACCAGATTTTGTCCGGTTATCTATTTAGTCCCATAAATTCCTGTAATACTTACCAAACAGTCTTGTACCGTTATTGATTCGTTCATTGAATTTTTCGTAACCTTCACGATCAAACTCTGCGGTGTGATTTGGTCCCTTCTCAAAAGTATAAAGAGTTGGTTTACCATTCTCATCCCACTCGCAAGGAACAGACTTCATATCATGTACACCAGTGTGAAATTGTGCATCAAAGTCATCTTCACACAACCGTTCAAATGCCCAAATCATTTCATCAAGCACCCATTCCCAACGAGTATGAATATCGCAATCACCTTCTTTTGGTTCGTCTTTCCGATAGAAGTCAAAAGAGGCTTGTGCATCATATTCTTCATGGGTAGTGTAACGAAGATGTTCTGGCACATCCTCCAAATCTACCATAGGAGATCCATGTTTTGTCTTCTTCAACTGCTTGAGCATTGGCAGAATGATTGGAGACAATGTTTTGTCCATGTTCCAAGTATCATAGTAATCAATCTTGACATACTCAATTCTTGGATGAACAAAATCAAGAAACTTCTGAATACCGACACAAATAGGATTCAGAATATTGACAAACTTCTCGTACTTGTTTTTTGGATCGTCATCAAGATTGTAGATAATGTCTTTGTCTTTTTCCCAAAAACAAATTTTGGTCAAAATTGTATATGGAGATATCCAATGATTACGATATTTGCTGATGTATACTTTCACAATGTTTTCCCATAAAAAAATAAGTGCCGACTGATTGGGTGATAAGGTACAGTCGGCGAAACCTCAGCTTAGCATGCCTTAGGCAGCTAAAGCGAAACGCTCATCGTTTGCGTTTATTTTATTTACTTTTTACGACTCTCTGTGTCGGATCGTCCATCTTTCTACTCTTTGCCCTGTCGAAACCAGGTCAGGCCCATTAGGAAGCATACTAAATCTGCACTTTTTCAGTCGGGGCTATCTGCTATTATGCAGCCTACCGGCAGTCCTTGACCGATCTTCATAGTATGCTTTCTGGTGGACCTGGAGGGAATCGAACCCTCGTCCAGAACACCTTTCAATTAACTTCATACGATCATATTACTACTATAACAGAAACTATTTATTTTGTCAAGCAGGTTTACCGTTATTTGCCGGTTTAATTTCTTCGCCTGAACTGATAATACAATATGTCTTATCACCAGGAAAATATTCTACAAGAGTCCAAGATTTGGTTTCAAAATTAATATAAAGAGTAGTGTGAATCTTCATTGGTTGACTAGTAGTAACACTTTCTCTTATTGTTGCCATTTGAAATGCTGGTACTTCTTTGTATACTCTAAGCATTTCTCTCATCTGTTCTTCATCACCACAATCGATTGGGATTTGATAGTTTTGAGAAAATGCAGCCAAAGGAAACATCATTAAAGCTGCGATTAGTGATTTCATTTCCAGTACCTTTCTATGAACTGGTTAAGTGGTGCAAGATATTTAGTCTTTTCTTCAATAAAAATTTGAGGAAATTCACTTTGCACAGCAATCGCCACAACGATCTGGTTGATTGACTTGCCAGTGAGTTCACCAAACATTTCTGCATATGCGGTAGCCTGCATAAAGTAATTCTGTATATGTTCAGCATCTTTCTTCTTTGATGCTGTTTTCCAGTCAACAATAGACAGTCTACCATCCCATTCTGCAATACAATCACACCGACCTGCAAGTCTTAATTTGTGACTGTAAAGTGCCTGTTCAATACCATAGATATCACCAATATGCGAATCAATAAATGGTTTAACGGACATGAACAATTCTTTGGTATCTGGCATCATAGTCTGCATTTTCATGTCAGACATTTCATTGAGTAGATAATTCTCTACTGTATTGTGTAACTTAGTACCACGACCTGCTGCCTGCCTTGATATCTTATTGGCTTCTTCTTCACCAACTCTTTGTCGCCATTCCATGATTGCTTGTTTATTGTATGATGACAAAACAGTAGTAATAGAAGGATAAAGTTTACCGTCAGGTGTTTTATACTTTCTTCCAGATTCGGTTGTTTCTGATACTAGATCAAAATCCAATTCTTTTAATTTGATATGATTGAACTTCATCCTAAATGTTTTTTCACCAATTGTTCTGTCTTAATTTTCTTGATTGATTTTCTACCATGTTTCTTTGCGACATTACTTGTTGGATGTGCTTCAGCAACTTTTGATAGTACCTCTTTGAAACCATCTGGCACTTTATCTTTAACAGAAACGCCACCGACTATTGCAGCTGCGGTGGCGATTGGTTGAATATGCGGATTGGTTTTCAAATACTCTTCTCGTTCAGATATTTTCATGAACGAATCAAAGTATTCATTTGTTTCAGTATTATGGAACGAGTATGTTGGCATTATGTTTTATTCCTTGAGAATACCAAAATGGCATTTCACGATTAGTCCACTTGGCAAAATGATTCTTCTTTTCAATGTAATATTTATGATAAGAACCAACAGAGTCATTTGCGATCTTGCAATCATCAGGCATTGCAGGTGTTGGCGGTGTAAATGGTCCATCTGATATGTTTTCTGGCCACACATACAAGAAATCCATGTATTTCGCACAAGCATGGTTTTTGCCGTAACGATGCGTATACTCAAGCAACAGATAGTTCCACATACGATTGAGCCACATGTAATTCTGTTTTGATTTACGAGTCCATACGGCAGATGGGTGATTGATGTGTGATGCCTTCATCAAACCAGATTCGTACTTTGAATCTTCCATGCGCCAGCGTTTGATCTTGCGACCATTTGCAGTAACATCAATATACTCTTTGCCGTCAAGAATACGATGTGCAGTAGACATGAGCTGTGCATACTCAATGATCATTTTGACCACATGTTTATCTACATGCATTTCTGCACATGTTTTCGGATCAGCATCTAAGTAAAAAATGTTCACTTACCATCGTCCTTTGCTCGTTCAACTGCCTCATATACTTTGCGATATTTGTGGTAATTCTTACAGAGTTCTTCAAACTCATCAAAACACTTTTCAAACTTTAATTGATACAATGTTTGCATACCAATTAGAATATTTCCTAATTCATCTTCAGTAAGTGGTTGTGGACGATCATACACTTGCTCAGTAAGCAGTTTAAGGTCATCAACAACACCCCAACATTGCATGATTGATTGTTCAACATCAAAAATATTACTAGTACTATTCATTACCAACTCCCATCATCTATCCAAAAACGGATTGTTAAAAATAACCAAGATACTGCCTTTGTGTTTTCATTGGGCCATTCATTTGTTGCAAAATATCTAGGTATAATGTTCCAATGAAAAGGATTTATAGTGATGCTAACAGATGCGCCACTATAAAGCAAGTAATTAAAGGCAGTTTTTAATTTACTTTCAGGCAGCATTTTTTCCACCAAATATATTAGACCATTTGCGAATCTTTTCAGACTTAGCATCGATAGCAAAATCTACAGCAAGTTTGTCGATGATTCGATTATCAACCATCAAATTAATCATACAAAGAAGATCGCCAACTTCTTCTTCAAGTCTTTGTTGATTAGTAAATTCTTGATTTGGGTGTTTTTCATTAAACCCAAACCGAAAACATTTACTAATTGCCTGTACAACTTCTGCACATTCTTCTTGTGCAATCAACATAATTTCTTTTTGTGTTTTATTCATCATTCCTCTGTTTAATTAATAGAAGCGGGGCACAACTGAGCGCCTCTCGGCGAGTCTGCTGTCATTTAAGAGTAAGGCGCATACACTGGTATGCCGCTCACTCCCCCTTCTTCATTATTCAGAATCAGAATCAGTGATTTCTGTCACTTCAATTTCTTCTTCTTTGACTGATGCCTGAGGCAAAGGTTCTGCACCTAGATCATTAAGTTTTTCAACTTTTGGTGCAACAACTTTAGGTTGTTTCGGTTGTTTTACCTGAGCAACAGTTTTCCTACCTGTACGAACAATTTTTGATGCTTGACCAGGTACGAAAGCTGAAGTGTCAATGTTTTGATTCTTA